CATCATTGGACTTCATTTTTGATGGGGTAGTATCTGTGGATTTTGTAGTCCGGCGTTGGGGTCTTTTCACATCTCATATTTCGGCATATTCAGTATCATCATGCTGTGACAAGTGATAGTGTAACACTTGCATTGTTAAATCGTAGATTCATAGCACATAATGTGTCACATTGCATATGTCACACCACATATTGCACACACACTAGGCTCATCACATGATATGCTACACATTCTGCGCTCATTCAAGCAGGGTCGGGCAGGTTCCAGTGGGGGTACGGTAGATATATATACACAGAAGACCACAGATCAGGTATTTTCACTGTTAACCATACAGGCAAGTGATAACTATATGTACCCTATTAAACACATACATAAATTATTTTCACAATATTTGTATTTTTTAGTTGACAGAGTTTGATTGAGCCATTATAACTATACACTATAATGATCACTTAAGTGAATACTAAAACTATCCTCTCATAAAAACTTAAAAAACATCTAAGTATAAAAACACATCAGTGAACATTGAAAGTGAAACACTTAAATGGTAGATCAATTATCCACAATAGAAATATTATCAACCATATGGCCTATATTATTGGGTATAATAACTCTGATTATTGTACTAGCTAAGATGCATGGCGATATTATTGTACTAAAAGAGAAGGTAAAGAGTCTGTTTGATCTATGGAACTCTAAAATGAAGTAGTATGATAGTTAGAGAACCAGTATTAATACGTATTTACTACTACCTGCCTGATCATAGTAGTTTAGTGCAGGAATTTTTATGGGGTACTATGGACATTATTCCAGAATACCCACGTATTAATAAATTTTTAAACTATTGGCATGAAAATATAGACGCTGTAATAGCCAGTATTGACATTGACCCATACAAAGGAGTATAATCTATGAAAATTAAAGCATTCTTTAACGGCATGTACGAATTTGCAAAGAAAGCATACGCACGTGCTACCAGTATACTATCAGATCCAATGAATAGCAGGGCAATTGTAGGCATAGCTGTAGTAATAGGCTTTGTATTATTAGCAATGAGCTTTGGTATCATTAAATAATTACAGAAATAACTTGACAACTATGAGAAAAGCAGTAAAACTATATAAAGAAAGAGTATTAGAGTCATTTTATGACGCATTAAGAAATAAAACCTTTAGATATTTACACGTACCCCATAGCAAAGTGTTTTATGTACGTGCTGCAATAGAGAAACGTACAGGTATTAGGTATAGTTTAGAACATGTAGAGAATGCTATGGTACTTGAGGGATGGAAAGATGGCTAAAACTCCTGCATGGACACGTAGTGAAGGCAAAAATAAAAGTGGTGGTCTGAATAAAAAAGGTGTAGCTTCATACCGTAAAGAAAATCCCGGCTCTAAACTAAAGACTGCCGTAACTGCTAAAAAGGTTAAGCCCGGATCTAAAGATGCTAAAAGACGTACCGCATTTTGTAAAAGAATGAAAGGTATGAAGAAAAAATTAACGAGTGCCAAGACTGCTCGTGATCCTAACTCAAGGATCAATAAGTCTTTGAGAAAATGGAGATGTTAAAATGGGATTAAAAGTAGAAATGATATTACCAGTATCATACTATAAAGAACAAATAGCAAAAGCTAAAAAAGCTGGTGATATGAAAAAAGTAAAAGAATTAAAAAAAGATTTAAGACAAAGAGAAAAAGAAATAAATAAACAGGAAGCTATGGATCGCAGTGCTAGAGCCGATGCTGCTGATTTAAAAGCTGGATCAGCAATGGGTGGTGCAAAACCACCAAAGCCTATGAAGAAACCACAAAAACCAGAAATGATGTACGGTGGTATGGCAAACAATAAGAAGCACATGTACGCAGCAGGAGGATCGGTTAAAGAAAATCCCGGTCTGAAAGCATTAGCAAAGCAACGACCAGATGTAGTTGCTAAAATGATGAAAGGATAAATACAATATGCCTATGCACGGAAAAAAGAAAACAAAGAAAATGTCTAAGGGTGGTGCTACTAAAAAAATGATGTATGGTGGCATGAGTAAAAAAACAAAGAAGATGTCTAAAGGTGGAGCTGCTAAACGTAGATAATGCCTAATCTTATAAGCAATGTACCCCACTTCAATTGTTGGGTACGTAGAGAGTTCACTAGTAACCATCAGAATTATCACGGTGAATTTCTACATGGGATTGCATTTGCAGTAAATACCATACCAGACAGATCACTTAGCTTTCAGGTTGTATTTACTGGATGTGAGATAGACAGGGAAGATGGACCTCAAGAGAATGTACATGGAGGAGCTATGTGGGCAAGGATGCCGATACAGGCACTTGTAGCTGACATACCTCTAGAAGAGTGGCCTGACCCAATGGAAGATCATTTATGCCAACCTTGGGATTGTGAGTCACGAGAACATGGTACAGTCATTCTGGATAGAGTAAGTTCATCACCTTGGTTG